AGCAGACTGGGAGGCAGAGTGGAATGGTGCAAATGTTATTACTGGTAGCGGTTCTAATGTTCTTGCAACTTCTCCAACACTTGTAACGCCTTCTCTTGGTGTAGCAACAGGAACATCTTTTAACTCTATTACTGGACTTAGCTCTACTACACCACTAGTTAATGGAACTGCAGCTGTTGGTACAGGAACAACTACTGCTAGAGCAGATCACGTCCACCCAACCGACACAACTCGTGCACCTCTTGCTTCTCCAACATTTACTGGAACAGTAAACATACCTGCAATTGACTGGGGGTATACAACTACTGCTACTGCTGCTGGTACAACTACTCTTACAGTTACAAGCACTTATTTCCAAGTATTTACAGGAACAACCACTCAGACAGTAGTTCTTCCAGTAACAAGTACTTTATCAACAGGTCATACTTATAAAATTAATAATAATTCAACAGGAAACCTAACTGTAAATTCTTCTGGTGGTAACTTAGTTGTTACTGTTATTCCAAATACCACAGTAACACTCACCTGTATTGGTACAGCACTTACAACAGCAGCAGACTGGGATGCTGAGTTTGATGGTTTTCACACATTAACTGGAACAGGAAACGCTGTTTTAGCGACATCACCAACACTTGTAACACCTTCACTGGGCGTTGCAACAGGAACTTCTTTTAACTCTATTACTGGACTCAGTTCAACAACGCCTATAGTAGATGGAACTGCGGCAGTTGGTACTGCTACAACAACTGCTCGTGCAGATCACGTCCACCCGACTGATACATCTAGGGCTGCAACTTCAGGAACTTTAGCTCAATTTGCGGCAACCACATCTGCTCAATTGGCTGGTGTTATTTCCGATGAAACTGGTTCAGGTTCGTTGGTGTTTAATTCGAACCCAGTAATTGATACGCCTAACCTAACGCTTAGAGAAGCCGCTTTTGCTACTGTGCCACACAATCTCTTTGTGGACGAGGAAACTAAAGAACTTTCTATAAGCACCTTTTCAGGTTCAAATAAAATAGTTAGTTTGAATCAATTTCAAACTCTTACAAACAAAACGCTTGAAGGAGCAACAACAACTTTTTCGGGTGCAATTACAATAAATCAAATCGCTGGCGGTACCACAACAAGTGCCGCTGTGGGCGCTGGTTACATGGGTATTCCCGCAAGTGCGGCAGCAACAACAGGCGCTTACACGGTTACAGCCTCTGATGCTGGCGAACATATTTATACAACGACAAGCCGTACTGTTACAATACCTGCAAACAGTACATTAGGCTTACCAATTGGAACAACAGTTACATTTATTGCGGGAACTGGTGCAACTGTAACTATTGCAATTACATCAGATACCTTGTTGCTTGCAGGTGTTGGAACAACAGGCTCACGCACATTAGCACCGTTTGGTATAGCAACAGCAATAAAGATTGCAAGCACTACCTGGATTATTTCAGGAAATGGACTGACTTAATGAGCGGAGTGCTTAATGCGCTTATTGGCTCACTCAGACGATCGGTGTGGACACAAACCACTCCTGGATCTTCTTATGTAAATACGCCTAGATCTTCAGCCATCTTTACTATTTCAGAAATTCCGTCAGTTATGGTGTTTGGCTCAAATGGTTCTTCAAACACCTCAACCTACGCATACTTTGCTTTAACTGGTGCTTCACTTACCACGGCTACATTGCCAGTTACTTCCGCTTGGCGCACTGCCGCATCTAATGGCACTACTGTTATTGTTGGCAGAAATGCGCTAAATGTTATTTACCGCAGTACCAATGGAACAAGTTGGACTAGCATTAACGCACTTCCTAGCGGTACTCCCACATGGTATGACGCACTTTGGGACGGAACAAGATTTCTTTTTACTACTAGCCTTACAGGTACTTCAAGACTTGCGTACTCAACAGATGGTACAAGTTGGGCAAGTATTAACAACCTTGTTAGCGGTTACGCCATAGGCTTTAACGGTAGTTCCTCTTATATCTGTACATCTCTAAACAGCACTACATACAGTCGTTGTCTAAACGCTGATCCAACTGTTGAGGCAAACTGGGCAACAGGAACACTTCCATCACCAGGCTCAGGTAATTCTTATTCAAGCGTAGCGTTTGGAAACGGAATTTGGGTTGTTGCCGCCACTAACACCAACGCCTATGCAACCTCAACTGATGGCACAACCTGGACTGCTCGCACACTTCCGTCAAACTTTTCTAGCGGAACTACGATAAATGCGAAAATGATCTTTTTTAATGGCGCGTTTTATTATTACTACCTTAATAACATCTACAAATCAACTGATGGAATTAACTGGACAACAGACGCAACATTTTCTGATACGGCTTTGGATAACATCATGACTTGGTCAGGCACAGGGCAAACGCTTTATGGCTTTGGGCTTGATAATCTTACTTCCACGACAATTAAACCCTTCCTAAGGTTAGGATAAAAAATGGTTAGATATACGATAGATGAAAACAATGCTGTTCATGGTTATGTAGAATGGCAAGAATTGCCTTGTTTATTTCAACCGCACCACCCAAATGGTGAGGCTTGGTCTAAGGAAGAAGCAACTATTTGGGCAGAAGAATGGAAAGCAGAATTGACCGCTTCTATTATTCAAGATCGTTCTTCAGAAGAAGAACTACCTAACCCATAACATTCCAACATCAGCAGTTGGTCTTAAGTTTGCTTCTTTCCAAAGACCATTTTCCCAAGCATCTTTATTTTGAATTACCCAATCATCTAATCTAAATTTTCTTAGTGGATACCATTGTGCAGGTTCATCTAGATGATTAACAATAAATTGTGGAGCTACTTCTGTATATCCAAAAACCTCAAGGTATTCCAATTGTGACTGATGTTGTTCAATAGTAACATCTGTCCATTCAAAAGCAATCTTTCCAAGATATTGAGTAAGCCCCTTAAACACAAACCATTCAGCACCTTCAACATCTATCTTTATTAGATCTGGCTTTCCGTATTTTTTTGCTAATGTATCAAGCGTAATTGTGTTTGCTTTGATAGTTCTAAATCCCTTGCCGTTATATGGCATAGAAGGGTCTGTAAGCCACGATCTCTCCATAGTTGATAGTCCGTCCTCAACACACTCGTAAAACTCTACTTTGGCGTTATCTGAGTTAGATACTGCAAACTTCAACGGTATAACATTTTCATTATATATAAAATTTGATACTAGTTCCTTAAATACTTTAGGAGCAGGTTCAAGAGCAATAACCTTGTAGCCTTTATTTAATCCAGCAACAACTGCATCCCCACGGTTTGCACCAACATCAAATAAAATCACTTTGTTATTCTTTCAAGGTTAAGTTTAATTGCTTCTCTATATCCATCTGGTATATCAGAAGCAAGTAGACGGTTAAAAATATCTATGCTTTCATCTCTTCTGCCAATCCACCAAGCTGCAACAGCTTTTTCAAACTCTAGAGAACACATTCCTTCATACCCAACATTAACTGGCAAGGTGTCTTTATATTTTTTATTTAATCCTAGTTCAGAATATGTATAACATTCTTGCCATGCCTGTGCTTTTTCGTGGAATTGAGCCAACATAAAATATGCTTCAGGTCTATCAGGAAGAACAGTCATTGCCTGTAAAATACAATTACTAACCGTATACTGTCTATCTGACTGATCCTCAAAACATCTTGCCATTCTTAGCAAAGAGTTATAGGTTAAAATCTTGTGTGTTTCAAATCCATATTCAGCACATCTTAGATAAAATGAAACAGCAGAAGCAGTTTGATTAAGATTTTCGTATTCAACGGCACATTTAAAATTAATCTCAGGATTAAATGGATCTGTAGATAGATTAACTACCAACTCTTCAATAATGTTATTCATATGACAAAGCCTCCACAATCAAATCTTCAACCACTATTTTAGGTGTTCTTAATATAAAAGCTGCATTGTCCTGGAATCCAAATGTAATTAAAAGATCTCCATTATGAACAGCAGCACCAGCAACAAACTCTACACGAGCATCCAGAAAAGAGAACTTCTTAGAAATTCCAACAAGATTCATTTCCTGATCCCAGACAAGAAGTCTGTGTCTATAGTAAGCATCCTTTTGTTGTAGATAGTTTTTGAATAAATCTACCTCATGTGTAATTGAGATATACATGTTACCCCAAGGAACTACATGAGAACTTCCTCTTTGGTCTATAGTTGGAACCAGTCCTTGCCTTAAAGATACTTGCTCACATTTTGGCTCGTTAGGATCTGCTTTAACAATTTCTACTGGAGATGTCCATTTTACAAAATGATATGGCTTGTCAATAATTGGTACCCAGTTCTTTTCACAGTAAGAATTATTTTCACCAGGAGTTGGAATACGTACTCTATTAACTTCTTTGGCAATCCAAGAATCTTTGTCTAATTCAATTCTTGTATATTCCATTCTTCCCACGCCGTTTGTAGTTGTATCTCTTCTAACACCAACTAAGTAATAATCTTTGTCCCATTTAACCAGACGGGCATCCTCAAGTCCTACGAATTCCCAAATCGGGGTATGTAAATCAAGCATCTCTACATGAGTATAATTAGTCATAGATAGATTATCATCAAGTCTACAGATATAATTTTCTGTTCTTAGATTTTGATCTTTCTCAGGATGAAGGTATGATAAAGGACCCCATCTATTTGGAAACTTCTGGGTATTCTCAGCATGATAAAGTGTATAATTAACATGTCTAAGATTTACTAAGATATCTCCATCATCATCTACAAATACTGATGGATTCATAAGACCAGTACCTGAGTGAAGTCCATTTGAAATTACTAGTGGTGCTAATTTTCCACCATGCTCTACCGCTTTTTTAACTAAATTCCCCATAGACACAGTATAGCAAAAAAATGATTTTCCTGCAAGTAATTGACAAATTAAAAAGTTGTGTTATAATTGACTTATAGTACTTAATAAAAAGAAAAGTACTAACTATAAAGTTTATGTTTATACTTTATGATTGAACGTATATTTTATAATATAAACCATGATATACTAAGACAACTTTGTAAAAAGCAAAGTAGTCAATTAATTCTTTATTAGAGAGGTGGCATTTTAAATGTCCGATGTATTTTCTTTCCGTCTTTTGGATGATTTTGTAAATAAGTTTAAGGAGATTGAGCCTCCATTTGGATTCTCAGATGCTGGTGGTAACTCTTTAGGAGAGATAACATTCATCCGTACATATTCTCGTGTAAAGGAAGACGGAACAAAAGAACGTTGGCATGAGGTTTGCAAGCGTGTAATTGAGGGAATGTACTCAGTTCAAAAGAACCACGCAAAAGAAAACCGCCTACCTTGGAATGACAATAAGGCTCAGAAGTCTGCACAAGAAGCATTTCAAAGAATGTTTGAACTAAAGTGGACTCCTCCAGGTCGTGGTATGTGGACATTTGGAACAGCAATGACTATGGAGAAGAAGAACTCAGCAGCACTTCAAAACTGTGCAATGGTGTCTACTCGTGACATTGATCGTAACGACCCTGGCGCATTGTTTGCTTGGGTTATGGATGCATTAAT